CGGCAGCGCATCCGCCATCCAAAACGGCCGCCTCCCACAGATCGCTGGCTTCGATGTCATCGGCACGAACCTCATCCCCGGCAATAGCCAAAACCTCGTTGGCATGGTCGCACTCCCCGAGGCGATCCTGGTCGCCTTCTCGCCTGTGCAGCCAAGCCCTGGCGTCCGCAACAACCTCACCGCCTACGAAGTCGCCGTTGATCCAGAGACCGGCCTCGCCATCGAGTATCGTAGCTGGGGCGACCCCGACACCGACACTGAGAAATCAGTCATCGAGGTCAATTACGGCTTCGCCCTCGGCCACGCCGCCGCCCTCAAGCGTATCGTCAGCGCCTAAGCCTGATGCGCCTCGGCCTCACACTCAACCGCATCGGCAACGCTTGGCAGGTCACGCACCTGCCGAGCGTCCCGCTCGCCGACCAGCTCGCCGACTTCAAAGCCAAGCAAGTCGCCGGCGAGTTCACTGCCGACGAAACCCTCGTCGTCAGCCTCGGTGACACGCTCAAGCGCCACGCCAAAAAAGCCAGCGCCCCCGCCGTCATCGCCGAGCCGGAAGAAGAGTCACCAAAGCCCAAAAAGAAATAACCCGCTACCCGCGCGATTCCCCGCGCCAGCCCGCAAACGCCTCGCCGGTTCTCACTCTCCGGCGAGGCGTTCTGCTTTTGACACGCCGCGAGAAGCGTGTCGCCTTCGCAAAAATCCCGCCTTGAAACCCTCGCCGCCTCCGCGCGCAATTCGCTTCTCGGCATTCCGGTAAAATTCCGCGCGCAGGATCTCCGCGCCTGCATCTCGCCCGTCGCCGTCTCCTTCGATCTTGAGTCCGGCGGCCTCCGCCAAGGCGGCGAGTTCACCGTCCGCTTTCAAGCCAGCGACCTCGAGAGCGCCCCACGCCGTGGCGAATCGATCCACTTCCACGGCCGCAGCTACCTCATCCAACAAGTCGGCGAATCCCTCAACAACCCCGCCGAGTTCACCGCCACCGTCAGCCCCGCCGGAGGTGGCCAATGAATTTAGAAGTCGAAACCTCCCTCGCCGCGTGGCTCCGCGCCACGCCCGCCTTTGACGGCATCCCCGTCCACACCGGCCAGAGCAGCGACCCGATCGCAAACGACCAACCGGTCCTCATCGTCGGCGTCGAGAGCACCGAAGCCATCGTTCGCGGCCTCTACAAAGTCACCGCCTCGATCGTCCTCGCCACCCCCTCTGTCGTCGAGTCAGCGCTCGAAACCCACGCCGGCCTCGCCGCGTCTCTCAAGACCTCCCTCCTCGCCGCCGACCAACTCGCCGCCTCCTTCGCCGCGCCGCTCACCCTCGCCGGAGCCGACCTCCGCACCTGGAGCGAGTCCCAGCAAGACGGCCGCTGGATCACCACCGCCGCTCTCACCCTCGGCCTCGTCGAGTCCGCGATTTGACACCCGCCACCTCTCCGTAACCCGCAACCCAACCCAACCAACACAAAATCATGGCAGCTTCAATCTATCGCTCATCGGCCGTCTCTTCGGCCACTTATGGAACACCGGAAGTTTCCGGCCTCATCGTCACCGGCTTTTCGATTTCAGAATCCGCCGATGTCCAGGAAGTGAAAGACGACCAGGGCAGTGTGGTCGCGGTGGCCGTCGGCGAGCCGATCCAAGAGGTCTCCGTCGAAGGCATGCGCACCGGCAGCTTCTCGCTCACCGTTGGCGGCACCGCTTCGATCACGATGCCCGCAGGCACCTCCCTCGGCAGCACGACCATCTGCACCAGCTTGGAAACCAGCTTCGCCGCCGAGCAGTTCGAGACCGTGTCCGCGACTCTCCGCAGCTACGGCACCGCGATGAGCGCCGGTTAATTCCCTGCACCGCGCCGGGGTAGTCGCCTAGCGGCTCCCCGGCCGCACCCCACGAGAAATGCACCCACGACACATTGCCATTTTCAACACGCGCGACCTCAAGCTCGCGTCGATTCTGACTGCCCTCGGCTTCGAGTTCGAGAGCGACAAAGCCCCCGCCACCCGCATCAAGCGCGAATCCGGCGACGAGAGCACCGTTTTCCACTTCAAAGCCTCGCACCCCACGAGCGGCCAGCAAGCCGACGAGGTGATGCGCGCCTTCGCCAGCGAGGACTTCATCGAGAAAAACCCCGAGTCACCCGTGTCCTACATGCTCGCCGCGCTGCGCAACCGCGACCAACTCCTCACCGCGATCAAAGCCATCCCACGCCAGATCGTTTTCGAGCGCAACGGCAAGATCGTCTCGATCTCCGAAAACGCCACCGAAGCCGACAAGAAGCGCTTCGCCAAATTTCTCTAACTCTAGGAACGCCGACGCCCCCGTCGGCCCACACAACCAACCAACCCAAACGACAAACACATGACAGACACCAACGACCTCCTCACCGACGACGAAGCCCTCCGCGAGCAAGCCATGACCAGCGGCCCGCAAAAACTCTCCCGATGGGAAATGCGACCAACCGCCGCGCTCGAAATCTCATGGATGCAGCGCAACAAAATCCTCTCGCCCGAGATGGATATCCTCTGGCGCTCCGGCGGCTTCGCCTTCATCCACTCCGCGCCGAAAGCCTCGGTGCGCTCAACCGTGAACGACCACGCCCGCTTCGTTGCTGCCGTGGACGATTGGATGGAAAAACAAAACCCCACCGCCTCCGAGATCGCGGAACTCCAAAAGCTCTGCCTCGAGCGGACGAACGAATACTTCGCCAGCTTCTCCGAGACCCAAGGCGGAAAGCCAGGATCGGGAAACTAAACAGCCCCGGCTGGCTCGCAGGCTATGTTTACCGCATCGCTAAGACCACCGGCTGGGGCTTCCGCGAGATTCTCGAAGACCTCCCTTTCGCCGCAGGGCTCCAAATCATCCATGCCGACGACGCCGCCCACGGCCGCCGTCGCACCTGGACGCGCAACTCGCGCAAGGTGGATTTTGACTCCCTCGCTGCCATAGACGCCGCATTCGCAAAAATCACCTGATGCCAAAGTTCAAACTCACCAATCTGAAGTTCGAGAAAATCATGAAGGACTACGCGGAGATCCGTGAAACCACGATCCCCGACGCCGTCCACATGGGGGCTCGCCTTCTTTGCGTGGAGTTGGCCCGCCGCACGCAGCCGTTTGGTGATAAAAAAGGAGGCGAAAAAGTTGGGGAGAAAGCGATCACGCGCGACCTCCTCGGCCGAGGGGGAGGCAGTAAGGGAAAGAACCGCGCAGGCGTTTTTGCGCCTCTCACCCCCTTCATGCAAGAGCACGCGCTTTTTAACAATACCAGCGACAACATCAGACTTTTCGCACGAAAAGACGGCACGGTTTACGGCACGGATCGCGCTCATTTCATGCCAGATGCGTCCACTTCGACAATGAGGGGCATTCATAAAAACAACTTTGTAAATGGTCGCATGTCTGCAGCCGGTGGAGATACCCGCGACATCGGACGATGGAAATTCATCAACCGGTATTTCGTGATGCCGGATACCTTGAAGGATTACATCGCCAGCCAGCACGCCAAGGTCGGCATTGCCAAGTCTGGCTGGGCCTATTGTGCGACTCATCTCAAAAAAGTTGTCGCTGGTGACATGACAAAAGGAATTCCAGGCTGGGTCACGCGACACATCGGAGATCATGGGAATGGTCGAGTCACGGACAACACTGGGAACTTAGATCACCCACATGTCATTTTAACGAATACCTCGAAATACGCCGATGCCGTGCTTCGCCCCAGCGAGCAACTCATGGCCATGTCCGTAGTCGCCGAGAAAATGAAAAACCAGATGGCCCGAATCCTCAAAGGCCGCATCACCAAACTCCAGGAGGCCGCGTAATCCCATGGCTGATGTAAATGTAGAATTCGGCGCAACGGATACAGGGCTTCAAAAAACCCTCGAGACCATCCAGCAGCAGATGACCTCCCTGCAAGGCGAGGTCGATAGCGGCACGCTCTCCTTCCAAGAGATCAACCAAAAGATGCGCGAGCTTCGCCAGGCCGAAGGCATCTTCACCAAGCTCGGCGGCGAAGTCAGCGAAGCCACCAAGAGCGCCAAGGAATTCGAGAATCAAATCCGCAGCGCCGAGGCCGTCACAAAATCCAACCGAACCGCGCTCGAGATTTACAGCGAGGAAGTCGATAAACTCGGCAAGCTCCTCGACTCCGGCCTCATCTCCCAGAAGACCTACGCCTCCGCCATCGAAAAAGCCGAGGCCGCGCTCAAAGCCGCCACGCCACAGACCGAAGAAGCCAAGCGTGCCAACGAGGAGCTGGAAGCCTCCCTTAAAAAAGCCGAGGCAGAGACGAGAGCCCTTTCCGAAGAGCAAAAGAAAGCCGAGGCAATCACCAAATCCAACCGCTCCGCGACGGAAATTTACAACCAAGAAGTCGAGGAACTGCAAAAGCACCTCTCTGGCGGCAGAATCTCGATGGAGACCTTCGAGAAAGCCGTGGCAAAAGCCGACGCCAAGCTCGCCGCCGCAAATCCTCAAGTCGAAGAACTCGGCAAAGACATTGCAGACACTGGAAACAAGACCGACAAAATGGGCGACCAAGCCGGGATTGGATTCGGAAAACTCGCCGCTGCCGTCGGCGTCGGTCAACTCGCCGCGAAAGCCTTCACCGCCGTCCTCGATGCCGGATTCGCCGCCGTGCGTGGCACGATCCAAGGCTTCACCGACGCCCTCGACCTCGGCGGCACCCTCTCCGACCTTTCCGCCTCCACCGGCGAGTCGGCCGGCAATCTCCTCCTCCTCCAACGCGCCTTCGATAACACCGGCGCGGGCGCGGACAAAGTCGGCCCCGCCCTGGCCAAGCTCCAAAACAACATCTTCGGCGCAGGCGAGGGCAGCAAGGAAGCCGTCGCCGCCTTTGGCCGCATGGGCCTCTCCATGGAAGAACTCGCCGGGAAGACCCCCACCGAGCAGCTCGCCCTCGTCGCCTCCGGCCTCACCAGCATCGAAGACCCCACCAAACGCGCCGCCACCGCCATCGATGTCTTCGGCAAATCCGGCGCGGAACTCCTCCCGCTCCTCACCAATTTCTCGGGCGAAATGAACGAAGCCCGCGCCACCGTCGGCAGCATGGCCGACATCATGGACCGCCGAGCCAATGTCTTCGACGCCGTCGGCGACCGCTTCCTGATCATCTCGCAGAAGGTGCGCGACTTCGCCGCAGGCATCCTCGACAAAGCCCTCCCCGCCATCGACGCCATAACCAGCGCCCTCTCCCGCATCGATGCAGCAGCCGTAGGCCAAAACCTCGCCAACGCCTTCCTCGGCGGCGAGAACGCGATGAAAGGATTCCAAGCCGCTGTCGACGCCATCTCCATCGGCAAGGTCGGTCTCGCCTTCGAGCTTTTCTGGGAATCTTTAAAACTCCAGGCAATGCAAAGCGGCAACGCGATTTACAAATATCTCTCAGCGAGTTTGCAGACGGCGGCAGATACCATCGTCGATTTATTCGGCCCATCGAGCGGCACATTCACCTTGATGATTGATTCGTTTGCTTATGCAGGCAAAGCCTCCGGCGTGAAATTCGCGCAAGGCATTCTGGCCATGTTGCCGGATGTGAATGATGGGCTGCTCAAGACAATCAACCTCGCTGCCACCTTTCTCCCAAATATCGCAGGCCCGGCAGCCTTGGCCTTCAACGCCGCCAATGCGGGCCTCGATGCCCTTCGCGGCTCGATGGATGGAATGCAGGCCAACCTCGAAAAACAAAAGGAAACCCTCGGAACTTCTTTTGAAAATTTCTCCGCCAACGCCAAAAAGCAAATCGGCGAAATCCCAAAAGAGTTTGAGCAAAACCTCGCCAGCGCAAACGCCGAGTTTTTCAAAACCGGCGAGCAGGCCGCTGTAGTTAAAGGACTCCAAGACGAAGTCACCGCCGCCACCGCTGCCACCACCGCCGAGCGCGCGACGCAAGCCGCGCAGTCCGAGGCCGAGCTTGCCGCCCGTCAATCCCTCAAAGACCAGCAAGCCGCCGCAGACGCCCAAGCCAAAGCTGACAAGACCGCTATCATCGAACTTGAGACCCAGCTCAACGCCGCCAAAGCCGCAGGCAACACCGAACTCGTGGCCTCCCTCGAAAAAGACCTTGAGCGCAAGAAGGCGACCGAGGAGATCGCCAAGCTCACAGAAGACTATGTGAAAACCCTCGGCGTCACCAAAGAAGAAGCCGGAGTCCTCGCCACGAATTTCGTCAACGCCAAAAACGCCGCCGCCGCCGTGAAGGTGGATAAAACTACCGTCTCCGAAGCCAAAGCCGAGGCCAGCAAAGCCGCCGAGGCCGCCAAGTCCTTCGCCACCTGGCTGGATTACATCAAAGGCGTCGATCCCTCCGCGCCCGTGAAAAGCCTCAAAGAGCAGACCGCCGACGCCCGCAAGGAAATCACCGCCTTCGGCGAATACATCGGAAAAGACCTCAAAAACAAATCCTTCCCCGACATCGCCCGCGAGCTGGGCATCAAAAACCTCGGATCTACCGGCAGCGAGCAGATGCAGCAAATCCTCGACTACATCGCCAGCAAGCGCGGCGAACTCACCGGCATTCAGCCCATCGATGAAAAAGGCGGCAAGAACTCCCTGCAAAATATCCAGGCCGAAATCACCAAGCTCGGCTCTACCCAGCAAACCCTCAACCTCGACGCCACCGCCTCCATCGAGTCGATCAAAACCAAGCTCAAGGAGAACATCGACCTCGCCGTCTCGACCGGCGAAGGCAGCAAAATCCTCGGCGAGATCAAAGGCTTCGTCGAAACCATCAAAGGACTCGTCGAAAAAATCGAACCCAAGCTGCCCGTCGCCGCCCTCACCGCCTAGCCATGCAAACCATCTACCGCACCAACGCCGCCTCGCCGTGGATCAAGCAGGGCGATCGGCTCACAAAGACCTTCCCCAGTGGCCTGTGCCTCATCCAGCAGACCTATGTGGCGCCGAAATCTCTCGCCACCTACAATGCCTTTGTCGAAGGCGCGGCCATCTCCGACTCGCAGCCGTGCATCGATGGCGCTTACATTTACCCGGCCCCGGATTACCAGGACACCGTCGATGGCTTTGTGCGGTGCACCGTGACGGCCTATGGCCGATGGAAGACCGAACCAAATGTGACGCGCCAAAAGAGGAGACTCCGGCTATCTGTTGACGGTGAAATCCAAAACATGCCCATTGGCTCAGGTGTTGAGACGGTAAATTTCTGGGAAGCAGTCTTCACCGAAACCCCACCCTATGCAGTGATCTCGCGCACCCCATTGAATAAGGTGGATGTCTTTGCGGACGACTTGGTGCTCCATTTTGTATCTGCGCCAAATGCAGATCTCCCTCTCACTCCCCCATCATCTCTTTCCCGGCTTTACAAAATAAACGGCGAGATATTTCCGCAGGCCATCGATGTGAGTTATCTACTCACGCTCTTCGGGGGGCAACTTCAGTGGGCAAACTTTGCTCCTGAGGGTATGAAATACGGCGGAACCTCTAATATCACACAGGCAGAATTCGAGTCCGCCTCCACTGGATACAACAGTTTTCTGCCCATGGAGAGCGGCGTCTCATTTTTTCTCTCACGGTGCGAAAGCGTCCAATACGGGCACTTCATTGAATACACGGCTTCCTTTGAGGTCGGAGGATCATATCTCACGCAAAAGCGTTTGATTTTCAGAAAAAAATAAATGCCTGCGGACCCGCCAGTCTCATTCCAGCAAGCCGCCCAGCGCGGCGGAAATCCGGCCTCCGGCGGCTACCCGTATCAACTCAGCGCGCGAGACCTCGACCAGAACTTCGTCTTCGCCACGCTGGATGCCGACAATTCGCTAATCGAAACAAAAACCGGTGCGGGCGGACACCCGCAGCGCAGGCTTAAAATCCCCGCTGTGCCTGGGAGCGGCACCCATGTCCTCGGCGCGGTGAATGGCACGCTGCAATGGATCGCAACGGAGGAGTGCTGATGAGTTTAACCACAGAGGACACAGAGCACACAGAGGGGCTTTTGCTTCATCCTTCTTCCTTCATCCTTCCTACTTTCTCCAAATGACCCTCGGGCGCACATCTTCCGGAGCAATCAAGATCAAGACCGACGGCACGGCTGGACTCCGCGCCGTCGAGTGCGCGTGTTGTGAGACTGGCCCATGCAATTTTCCTTCTGTTTGTCTGGAGGGTTATCCAAATAATGGATGGGGCGGGGATGAAAATGGATGCTCCACAAGTTTTTTAACTATACCGGGTTGCGGTAGTTCTGCACCGCCAGGATTAACAAACACATTTTGGATTCCTTTCATATGCGGTGGAGCAAAATGGGCATTACTTTTAGCAGGCTCCGGCGGAGCTTGCTTGGGGAATGTGGCAACAAATTTTTATTGCAAAAATGACGGCATAGATTCGCCGATAGGCACTTACTATGGATACAATTATGGAGGTTCCGGCTATTTAACTTTTACCGTTACAGAATGTTAAATCTCTCGCCAGAAGCCCTCGCAAAAATCCCTGCCGACCAAATTTCAAAGATGGAAATGGTGCATAATTTTTTGATGAGCATGCAAAAATTTGCAGTATCGGGATGCAACCAGTCGCTTCCAGAAATCCTCGCCGAGCGAGAATCTATTTGCCGCGCTTGTGACCAATGGGATTCCGAGGCGTTTCATTCAACTGGCCGCTGCCGCAAGTGCGGGTGCTCGACATGGGCAAAACTCCGCATGGCAACCGAAGCCTGCCCGCTCGGGAAGTGGAAGGCCGTCTCAGCCGCTCCCGAAGCCACTCGGAAGCCCGAGTGATTTGACACCTGCCGCTGGTCAGCGGCATGAAACTCTTCCTCGATCTCAAAAACCGGCGCTTCGTGAAAAGCGCCGCGAGCAATGTCGCGCTCGACCGCCTCGTCCTCAAGCGCCGCGATACCCTCCCCATCGAGGTCGTGTATGTCGAGAACGGCGCAGTCGCCACGCCACCCGCCGGCACCACCGCCGCCGTCGGTCTCAAGGCCAAATTCTCCGATTCCAACTTTTTAGCTTTCGCGGCCCCCGGCCAGACCACCCTTGATCTAAACACATTGCCGGTCGAGGCCGCGTTCTCTTCCAACCACGCCACCGTCAGCGCCCTCCTCGAAATCAAGTGGGGAGCACCCGGCACCGCCCACCGCACCGCCACCCTCGCCGTCGAACTTCAGAACGCAGTGATCACCGGCGACGAGGGCACACCCGCCGCGATCCCCGACGGCAAAGCCACCCAAGCCGAAGCCGAGGCCGGAACCGACAACACCAAATGGATGACGCCCCTGCGCACCGCGCAGGCCATCGCGGAACTCGCCCCGCCGCCGACTTGGGAAAGCGTCACCGGCAAGCCCACGGTCTTCCCCCCTGCCAGTCACAACCACACGGCCGCGCACATCACCGACTTTGCCCAGGCCGTCGTCGCCGTCTCGCCTCCCGTTGATTGGAGTAGCCTCACCGGCAAGCCCTCCGCGTTCCCTCCCTCTGCACACACGCACCTCACGAGCGAGATCACCGGCCTCGATGCCGACCTCGCCGCCCTTTCCGCAGCCGACACCGCGCTTGATAACAGAATAAATTATCTAAGCGCAAATCTGGACCCCGCCGCGCTCGACTCCATTGCCGAAGCGGCCGAGAGCATCGGGACGCTCCAAAACCAGCTCGACACCCACACGCACACGGCCGCCGACATCACCGACTTCGCCTCTGCCGTCGTCGCCGTCTCGCCTCCCGTCGATTGGAGCAGCCTAACCGGCAAGCCCTCCACCTTCGCCCCCTCCGCGCACAACCACGCCCTCGCGGAAGTCACCGGCCTCACCGATGCCCTCGCAGGCAAAGCCACCGCCGCCCAAGGCGCTCTCGCCGATACCGCCCTCCAGCCCGAGGCCGCCGACTATCGCGGCGCCTACGACAACGGCGCGGACTACTGGCCCGGCCAGGTGGTCAGCTACAACGGCGAGCTTTATGTCCGCATCGGCGAGCCGAACCCCGGGTATCCACCCGGCTCGAGCTACTGGGCCGCCTTCGACCCCGACGCCTCGCCAGCCTTCAAACTCTGGATCGATCTCTCAAAAGCCGACACGATCCACACCCACGCCGCCACCGAGATCACCGGCCTTTCGGACTTTATCGTCGCCGCAGCCCCAGGCCTTTCGATCAACAGCACGATCCGCTACGGCGACGGCACCGCCACCACCTTCACCATCGACGGCCTCGTCAGCAACGACCCCGAGTCCGTCCTCGTCGCCCTCAACGGCGTGACCCAAGCCCCCGGCACCGACTACACCGTGAGCGAAGCCAGCGGCACGATCACCTTCGACGCCCCGCCCTCCGCAGGCACCCAGATCGCCTGCACCGCCCTCGGCCTGCGAACCGTCCAGCCGCCCATCGATCCGACCCTCTACCTCTTCGCCTTCGACAGCAGCCTCGACGGCCTCACCACCTACAGCGGCCGCCTGCTCAACGCCGACCGCCCCGCCGCGCCAGCCCTGCCCGAGACCGCCACCACCTGGACAATCAAACGCACCACGCTCAACGCCGCCGGGCGCGTGCTCGCCACCGCCTCGGCCACCGGATCGTGGTCTAACCGGGAGACTCTCGCCTACGCATGACAACAATCACCGAGAGCAACCTCACGCAGACGCTCGATCTCTCGAGCTTCGACCTCACGCTCCCCGCCGTCGTCGTCGAATACCCAACACGCTCGAGCTTCCCGAGCGTCGGAAAATCGGACCGCCTCTACATGGCCCTCGACGAAGGAATGCCCTACCGCTGGAGCCCCTCGGCCAGCAGCTACGCGCTCATGATTCCGATCATCGACGCGGGCGCTTTTTGACACTCACCCCCACAACGAAACCCACAACCACCACCAACCTAAAAAAATCATATGGCCAATCCAGTAATTCGCATCAAACGGGGCACAGGCTCCCCAGTGTCGCTCCAGCTCGCAGAGTTGGGCTTCGACAAACTGAACAAGAAACTTTTCATCGGAACAGAGGAAGGCGTTTTCGACCTCTCCGGCGAGAGCTACGCGAAGAAAACCTTCGTTGACTCTGCCGTCGCAGCCGAAGCCTCGCTTCGCAGCTCAGCCGATTCGACTCTGACCTCGAACCTCAACGCCGAGATCTCCCGCGCACAGGGTGCCGAGAGCGATCTTGCCGCTGACATCTCCGCCGAAGAGACAGCACGCATCGCCGCTGTTTCGGCAGAGCAGAGCGCCCGCGAAGCAGCCGACCTCGTTTTGGACGGCAAAATCACCACGGAGAAAAACCGCGTCGACGCGATCCTCTCCGCTTCCCAGGCTGACAAAGACAGCTTCGCGGAAATCGTCACCCTCATCAATTCGGTCGACACGACCAACGACCAAGCGTTCGCCGGTTATGTCACCAGCAACAACGCCGCCCTCGCTCAAGAAGTCAGCGACCGCCAATCCGGCGACACAGCCCTCGGTCTCCGCATCGATGGCGTGGAGACAGCCGCTACCGCGCTAACGACTCGTGTCTCTGCCGCAGAGCAGGACATCGTGGACCTCGGCACCGACATCGCTGCCGAAACCTCCGCTCGCCAGAGCGCGATTTCCAGCGAGCAGACAGCGCGCCAATCAGCCGACACGACTCTCCAGTCGAACATCGACAGCGAGGCTTCGACCCGCGCCACAGCGGACACCAGCCTCAGCAACCGCATCACCACTCTCGAAAACGCCAGCGCCGACAGCCGCCTGGACGCAGTCGAGGCCGACGTTCTGGACCATGAAAATCGTATCTCCGCGCTCGAGAGCACGATTGATGGAGGCAGCTACTAGTAGCCAACCAACCCACTCCCCGGCGGGGCGGCCCATGCCGCCTCGCCAAGCGGGGGGAGTTAAAAATTTCCGCTGAATAAAAAAGGCCCATGCCAAACCCAACCATCATCCCGAAAAAGTCGGTCCAGAGCGGAGCCATTCCGACGACCTCTCAGCTTTCGCTGGGAGAGATTTGTGTGAACCACAGTGACCGGCGAATCTACTCGCGCAACCCAAGCACGGGAGAGGTATATCGCCTCGCCGGCGCAGGCGAAGCCCCAGACCGCGTGTTCGTCTTCGACTCCGCAGGCGACACCACATACCTGGGATACCTGCTGTATTCCGATGTGCCGTCCACCGGCTCCATCTACGACGCCGAAGCATGGGAAATCTCCCGAACCCAATTTTCCGCAGACGGAAACTCCTCCACAGAAGCCAGCGCCACCGGCGCGTGGTCTTCCAAAACCAATCTCACCTACTCCTAAAAATGACAGCCACCAACCCAATCGAAATCGAAATCGACGGTCAGACGAA